TAAGTTTACAAGTTTTGTAGATAAATACGATCACGAGCCGGTTGACCGGGCAGACTACGCGGTGCTAAGCTGTGGACCCGGTTGGCGTGATGTTGAAGCTGTATGGACATAATTGGGGTTGACAAATCGGTGGCGGGGGGGGCCCGCTCGCCCTAAACCCTTACGTAGTAACGACTTACGTAAAATTCTAAAAAAATTAAAGTTTGGGGTTGACTTTACCGATAAATATAGTATACTAAGTATATGGGGGCATAGCTCAATTGGCAGAGTACCGGATTGTCTATCCGGTGGTTGCGGGTTCGAGTCCCGCTGTCCTCGCTCTTGTAGCTTCCTGCGGTCTTAGATGGGTAGTAGCACGCGAGTTTTGGCACGCAAGTTTTTTCATTTTTATTAAAGGTAGGGGTTGACTTTTGCCGATAATAAGTTATAATGGAGGAAACAACACGAAAGGAAATGTTATGTTAAAATTCTCAAATGCAAATGCTAAGACGGAAGCCTTGAAACAAGTGCCAGAGTTGGCACAATACTTGACCGACAAGCGTAAAATTTATTCGCTAGATTTATTGTCCGGTTATTCTTGCCCATTCGCTGAAAAGTGTTTGTCTAGGGCGGTTGTCAATATCGACGGCAGGCGTAAAATCCAAGACGGAAGCAAAACAGAATTCCGCTGTTTCTCGGCTAGTCAAGAGGTTCAATATACAAATGTTTTCAATTTAAGAAAACACAATTTTGACCTGTTGCGAAAATCTGACGCAATGGATTCTCTGTTGATTAATAGCCTACCAAAAAACGCCGGTATTGTTCGGATACACGTCGCTGGTGATTTTTTCAATCTTCCCTATATGGGGGCATGGTATGCTACTGCTCTAATGAATCCCAATACTTTATTCTATGCTTATACTAAAAGTATACGGTATTGGCGGGATTATATTATGGAAATGCCTACGCTGGACAACCTTATTTTGACAGCATCGTATGGTGGACGTGACGATTATTTAATTGAAGAATTAAATTTGAGATCCGTAAAAGTGGTATTTAGTGAAGCCGAAGCCGAAGAAAACGGATTAGCTATTGACCACGACGACAGCCATGCGGCACGCCCGTCAATGCGAGATCAGAATTTTGCGTTGTTGATTCACGGGACGCAACCGAAAGACACGGAAGCGAGTAAAGCCCTGAAAGCACTAAAGGGAAAAGGTTCCTATAGTAGAAAAAGGGTCTTGACAAAAGAGAAAGGTGTGGTACAATAATGTAAAGGAGGTTTGCCTATGATATGGGGAGAACTGCTTGAACTGCTATATGCGAGAGGCAGAGACGACCCTGATTTTTTAAAGGATAAGGTCTTTGTATGGGACGTTTCTACGGGTGATTTTTATGAGGCTGACACCCTTGACACCGTAGAATCAGATGGTATAATAGACGCTAACAGATTGTTTATTTCAATTCGAGAGGACGAAATCTAATGAATGAAGAAAAGAACGAACGAGTACATGTGACGTTGGAAGATTTCTTGCGTGTGACTATTGCAGAACGAAACGGATTCGATTCTGTGCAATCAGCAGCGGAGGAGTTGGGAATGACTGTAGCCAGCTTTAAGCAGCGATTGATTAAAAGTAAGAAACGTTACCCTTCGCTTTATGACAACATTGAACCGTATTCGGCAGATCAAAGGCGAGTGCCGAATGAAGCGGAAGCGGCGATGATCCTAGCTCAACTCTTGGGTTAGGGGAACCATGTGATATATGTTGGATATGTGTTACTAATAATTATTGTGTGCTTCTGTATAGCACTATGGATTGACGGGTAGCACCCGTTCGGAAGGTGGTCGAATAACCGGAGCCAGCAGGAGACGGTAAGACACACACCTAACAGAGTATGTCCAAATGGATGAGGCTGTTAGGCGTGGTACGAAGTAGGGAAGCGGTTCAACCCGCAGCCAGATTTTGCCCCGAAAAGTTGTAGGTATCTTTAACTGGAAATCCTACCCTTCCATTTTTACAATGCCGGTTGCCCTTTCGGGGGTAGCCGGTTTTTTTTATTATAGGGGTTGACTTTTGGCGGCGGCGGGGCGGGGCCCGCTCGATGTAAATCGTTACCACTAAAGGACTTACAACCATTTTATAAAATTAGAGTTTTTTTCTGGAATTACTGGAGTGAGGGGCTTGACTTTGACGATATATATAGTATAATGGGAGCATAGGACACAAGGACACGAAAAGGAGAAAGCGATGGGACTTGACCAATACGCTATGGCACGAACGCCCGAAGGTGAGGCAGAAGAAATCGCCTACTGGCGAAAGCATCCGAACCTGCAAGGCTGGATGGAAAACCTCTGGATTGAAAAGGGGGCAAAGGGTGGAACGGAGTTCAACTGTGTTGAGCTTGAGTTGACACTTGAGGACATCGACCGGCTGGAGCAGGATATCAGAGACGAACTCTTGCCAAGTACACAGGGATTCTTTTTTGGCGATGAAGCCGACAAGGTTTACCATGACGAGGATTTGGAGTTTTGCTTGAATGCTCGTAAAATTCTGGAAGATGAAGGCGAACTTTTTTACACAAGTTGGTGGTAGGGGGTTGACAAAGGAGTGTTATCGTGTATAATGGAAGTATCGAACCGATCAGCGATCAGTTCCCCGTGGTTCCGAAAGTTGATATTGCGAGTTTTTTCGAAAAGGAGAGTGAAGATGAAGATGGAAACGAAAGTAACGATGAAGCCGACTGACGCTAGTATGTATTTATCAGACTGGTCAAAGACTGGGTCGTTCACATTCACCGAGTACAATGGAGAGGTAGAGAATACCATTTCACTGGAAGTGCCAATGCATCTGTTGAAACAGTTGCAGGGCAAGATTAACAAAGAAGTATCAGAGTTTGAAACTAACGAAATCGAAAAGGAGACCGTCTAATGAAGGCTGCAAAAACTAATATTTATCGTCATGTGAAGGTTGTGCTGAATACTCCCCGTCAAGACCGTCCGCAGTGGGCAAAGATTGTTGTGAACGGGCAGGTTGCCCACACCGGTCAGCGGAAGTATATCAAGAGCGTTGCGAAGCAGAAGTATAACCTTCTGGCTGAGATTTAAAACTCTCTCCTTTCGTGGGGGATTGGGTAGCGTAGCGGTAAAGCGTTCAGGGATAGACTTTCGCCTATCTCGCCCCTTCCCTTTTTAATATTCCTTTCAAGAGATACAGTAGCCCAGTTAAAGCCTCCTTGCCGTTAAGTCGGAGAAGGGATACGGCACGTGTACGATTCGACCCGTATGATGGTATGGCTTCCCATCCTGCTGTTATTTCTTTCTTTACCCCCTTGACAAATCGCCAAGCGGGGCCCGCCCCGCGCGACGTAAGCCCTTTGATAGTAACGACTTACGACGATTTTATTTTTCTGAAAAAAAACTAAAGAATGGGGGTTGACTTTGCCGATATATAAAGTATAATGGAAATGTATCAACAAAAGGAGATTAAAATGGCTACGAAAGAAATGGTTGAATTTGGCGTCGGTTGTTTGTGTTGCGGGGAAACGTTCCCCATTACTGCCGCTCCCGAAGACGTTATTAATTGGCAAAGCGGCCAATTGATTCAGGAGGCAATGCCTTACCTTAATCCAGACGAACGCGAATTGCTGATCAGCAAAACGTGCGGTAGCTGTTTTGAGGAAATGTTTGGAGAAAATTGCGACGACTGGGATTGACATTCTCAAAAGTTGTGGTAAAATATAGGAAAGCAAGTTTTTTAGTTATTTTTTGGAGAGGAAGTTTTTATGTCACACGAAGTAGAGAAAATGGTTTTTGCAGGTGCAACGCCGTGGCATGGTTTGGGAACCGAGATTGATGACGTTACCACTTTTTGGGATGCGTTTCAGTTGGCTGGTTTGGATTGGCAAGTTGAGACTAAGCCACTGTTCATGGAAAACGGTGAGGCGGTAAAAGCTCAAGCATCGGTTCGTCAATCTGACGGACGTGTTCTTGGTGTTGTTGGCCCTCGCTGGACACCATTGCAGAATAAGGATGCGTTCAAAGTGTTTGAGCCACTGGTTGATTCTGGTGATTTGAAACTGCACACCGCTGGCTCTTTGCGTGGTGGTGAGCGTGTTTGGGTTCTTTGTCAATTGGGTTTGGAAAATACCGAGATCGTGAAAAACGACGAGATCGCCAAGTTCGCACTGCTCTCAAATGGGCATGATGGCAAGTTGGCTGTGCATTTCGGGTTCACTCCGATTCGGGTGGTTTGTGCCAATACCGAAGCTATGGCAAGAGGTAGCCAAGCGTCGAAACTCATTAGGGTTCGACACCATAGGTTTGTGAAGAACAACGTTGAAAAACTGCGTGACATCATGAATCTGGCTAATCAGGAATTTGAAACGACTGCCGAACAATATCGGTTCCTCGCTTCTCGTTCCATCAACAGTAGCGACCTTGAGAAATACGTCAAGATCGTTCTGGATGTTCAAGGTAAAGAAGATGATGACATTTCGACTAGAACGAAAAACATCATCGGAACTATCGAAGAACTGTTTGTTGATGGTCAAGGTAATGACCTCCCGCAAGTAGCTGGTACATACTGGGCAGCCTACAACGCTGTTACCGAGTACCTCAACTACACAAAGGGACGCAATGCCGAGAATCGCATGGATTCGCTGTGGTTCGGACAGAATGGGAACTTGAGCCACAAGGCTCTTGATACTGCTCTGGCTCTTGCGAGCTAGTGCGGGCTTCCCCTCCCTAGACCGGTTACATCTTTCACGAGGTGTAGCCGGTTTTTTTTATTTGTAGAAATCGAAAATAGGGCTTGACTTTTGGGGCGGCGGGGCCCCCCCCGCTCGACGTAAACCCTTACTATCAAAGGACTTAGGTAAATTCCCCGGAGCAAACATTGTGCCAAACCCTATAAATATCAGTAAAATAGAATCGACGTAAGTTACTGTTATATAAAGACTTACGAAGATTGCCTAAAGTTTTTGCCTTGACTATGCCGATGTGTATGGTATAATAGACGTAAACCCTTGTTCTCAAAGGACTTAGGTAAATTTTCAAAGAAATAACTCGCGGATTGAGACTGAATCTCAGTACCAAAGCGGAAGTGCGAACTGTCGTTCCTCTTCTAGCTTTCTAGGAGTCTGGGATGGAGTATAGCACGCGAGTTTTTTTATTGTTTAATAGTCAACCAATTTTCCGGGCCAGTGGACTTTTGTCTTTGCCCGACTGGCTTTTTAGAAGTCTTAGATAGTCAATAGCACCCGAGTTTTTAAAATGGAGATTTAAATGCAAGAAACTCTAGAAAAAGCAACCGAAAGTAAAGTACAGAAGAAGAAGGCAGTTATTAATAAGAAGTTGCAGCAAGAGTTAATCTGTGAGGAAGTCATGGAGAGGCTCAGACCTGTTTCAAATTTCCATAAGATTTCCGCGCATAATGTCTTTGATGATAACTGGCGCGTTAATGTATGGGTAGAGGATTGGAAGGAAGAAGCAACCTCATGTGGTTATAAAATAAAATATAGTTACTTTTGTGAGGTCAAAGATAATTGTATTTTTGAGTCCAGTCCAGAACTTCCGCCCAAATATTGAGTTTTGGGGGTATAATTAGATGGCTAACTAGCTATTTCAAAATATGAAAGGAGAATGATGATGTTTAAGAATTGGCATTGTGTTATTTCTTTAGTCGCGGGCGTGTGCCTCGGTTGGGGAATTGCTAATTGTACGTATTTTTATCCGAATGACGTTCAAGTATGTCCAGTACCAACTACATGTAAGCCTGCACCTAAATGTGCTTGCGAATGTAATGAAGGTTGTAAGTGTGATGAAGTTTGCATTTGCGGCCCATCTGCTTGTTGCTGCGGCATATGCGAAAGGTCATAACTTTGGAGGTATTAGATGTTAAATAAGATTAAGACCCTTGTAAATTCCAGAAGGTTTTGGGTCGCTGTTGGCGGTGTTGTTTTTGTAGTTACGGATGGTGTTGGATTGCCCCTAACAGCGGAAAATATTAATCATGTTGTTCTTATTGCCGGTGCATGGATTGTTGGCGACTCTTTACGTACAACAGAATAATTAGAGAAAACTATCTCTGGCATCCTTTCTTAGATCTGCCGGAAATACCTTTAGGGATACTAGTAGTATAAACCCCGCTAATAAATACAGTGGAGTTGCTATTAGTATCCTTATTTTTCGTATCATCATGTCTTTCCTATACTCGCTCTGTGTAGTCCTGCAATAGTCTATAGCACGCGAGTTTTTAAAACTAAAAAATTGCCCACCCAAACCCCGCAAGATTAAAAAATCTGCGTCACCTTTTAAACTTTCCAATAATTTTACAGGGCATTTGTAAAATCAAAAGATTTGCCCGTAACCTAAGTTACATCTTTAAGGAAAGCTCTTGTATGTACTTAATTAAGAAGAGTTATTACTTATTATCCTGTTTAAGCACTCAATACCCGATATGAACATGAATATCATTACCTTTTGTTGTAAAGTAAACTCATTGAAACAGATAAAGAACGTGCATATGCTCCCATACCACATAAGAATGTATAAAATAGCTGAGAAGTTAATCATTCACGCTCCGATCACACCAAAAATCAATTCATATCCAACTTGTACTTAAGTATACAACCGGCGAAATGCGTTTTGGAGAAAAAACTGGTAAGAATTTTTAATTTCTCGCCACAGTCAGTCACTTTTCAACAACTTCCACCTTTTTTATTTTTATATCTTGACAAATCACTTCTTGGACTTATAATATATAGGGAACCGTACCCAACGAGACCGTTTACAGAGGCAATATCATGGAATATTTACCCAAAATCACGAAAAATAATATTAAAACGGCCTTATTGCGGGGTAAGG